TGTTTTCCAACACATTCGATTTTATTAATAGTTACTTCTTTTGTTAAAGCCATTGTTTTATTCTCCTAGTTAATTTCTTCGTTGTTGTTGTTTGTTTTATGTATTAGTCATATAATGGAAACTGAAATAAAAATCTGTGCTACCATCTAATTCAGTAGCGGCTGTGTTTGAAACACTAGTTCCATCTTCATCTTGTATTTGAACAATAGCTCCATTACCACTTATTCCAAGTAAAACGTGAGAACCAGCATTTGCACTTGATCCTAAAACAATCATTCCTTTAGAACCCCATCTGTCACCAAGTTCAGCAATATCATCTGCTATTGCAAAAGGTAAAGTCATTGTTAAACTACCAGATGCACTTGACTCTGAGTTTATTATACAAAAACCTTGAACGTGAACTGATCTACCAATTTTAACATAAGCTGCTTGGTCAAAAGAAGTATTTAATCCAAAACTACCACTACCAGCTGCAAAAGCAACTGTATATGTACCTTCTTCATAATCATCGAGTAGTTCAGATGACATGGTTGTTCCATCAGCAGTAGCTGCAAAACTAATGCCGTGACCACTAGCAACAGTTACATCACCATCTGTTAGTGTTAGGCCATTTGCAACAGTAGTCAGTTTGTTTTCATCGACAGATATAATTGGTGTTGTGCCTACAGCACTTCCAAGTCCAATAATTAAATCATCTGCTGAATCGTCTAGTCCTATATAAAAATCTTGTGCGTTGCCATCAAATACAACTTTAGTATCTTCAGCTCCTGCGTCACCGATTGTAAGTGTAGGCGTTGTGCCACCCATAGTTACACCGCCGTTAAAGTTAGATGCACCTGTAGTTGTTATAGCTATGTTTGAAGTTAGGCTTGATGCCTGATCAATCGGTAATGCACCGCCTGTGTGTGTTGCATAAATAACATGACCATCAGTTGCCGCTGAGTCGAGTGTTAATGTTGTACCTGATATTGTAAAATCTGCTGTTGGTTGTTGAACCACGTTGTTGATCACAACGATAACTGCTGATTCGTTAAAAGGAGCTTTACTCATTGTAAACGCCGTAGTGCTACCGTCACCTGCAAAGGTGTCTGTGGTATAGCCTATAAAGCTATTCGATGGTAATCCTTGTCCTATATAACTCATACTATCCTTAACAATGCAACGTACATGGAACAGTATAACTACCATCAACAAGATTAACACTATTTGCTAGAATCTTAGCAACCATCTTACGTAATCTCCATAATAGACAATGTACCTGATAACTTATCAGCTACAGAACAATCTACTTTTATAACGTCTGTGGTCTCTAGAATAACTTTACTTGTACCTAAAACGTCTAGCGCTCCTCCCGCTGGTATTGGTGCATCTTTAATTAAGAATGAAGTGCCATTTGCAACGTTGTTTGCGCCATTTCTGTTTGCTGTGTCACTAACTAATTCTACTTCAGCAGTTACTGTAGAACCGCTTAAATTTGCTAATCGTAGTCCAATTATAACAGTCGTTGTGCTGCTGGGTACAGTGTACATGACGTACGCTGTGCCTGCAGAAGCTGGCTCCGCTGCGAATGATACTACTTTAAATGTGTTTGCCATTATTTTCTCCTATTATCCTAATGCAATAGCAAGAGCCGTAGCTCCGCCGTCAGTATACGTGCTTATGTCTGTCATAGCAACTTGTTTCATGGTTCCGTTGTCATTTACCACCACTCTATCGGCATCTGCCATAGTTGTAGAAGTAGCCGATGTGTCACCATCCATAATATTTAGTTCTGCCGCTGTAGAATCTACCGCAGCCAATTTAGTTAAATCTGCCTGTACCAAACCTGAAACGCCATCTAATAAATTTAGCTCTGCCGCTGTAGATGTTATGGCTGTGCCATTAATAGCCAGTTTAGCTGTTACAACATTAAAAGTTCCATTGTCTTCTATCCTGGCAACCTCTGTTCCGTCTCTTTGTTGGAATATAAGATCTTTGGCATCTACGATTGGTTTGATAATAACATCACTTGACGAGTTGGTAATTTTTAGAACTTCTGTGCCACCTGATTTAAAGCTCCAGTCATTGCCAGCAGCATCTAATATAATGTCTCCTGCTGAATCAATTAGAATATCTGTGGCATCATTAATAATAGAATCAACTGCAATGCTACCTACGTTTGTTATGTTGGCATCACCAAAAGAAGCACCTGCAGAAAATACTGATGCATCATCTGCTGTAATTTTACCGACATGTATATCTGCATAATCATTGATTGTAACATTACCAGCCGTGGTCCCCGCTTCTGTATTAGCAGCTACTGTTGCAAACTCATCGGCAGACTCATCCCAAATAAAACCTCTGTTGGCAGTATTGGAACTAGAACCATCGCCTCGTGTTACAATAAAACCTTGGTCAACTGAAGTACCGGTAGAACCTTGACCATACTTAACCAAAGGATCAGTAACAGTTAAATTAGTTGTGTCAATTGTTGTTACTGTACCATTAACATCTAGTGTTCCAGTAATAATTACGTTTTGTGAAAAAGTTACAGCGCCACCAGAACTAATTGCAATAGCGTCAGTATCTGATGCAGAACCAATGTTACCATCGTCAGGAATAATAATATTGCCACCTGTAGTCACGCCAGCGTTAAATGTAGCGAGGCCCGCGGCAGACATGTCAAGAGTTAATGCAGTTATCTCACTTCCTCCGTCGTTACCTTTAAAGATCAAGTCTTTGTCTGAGGTTACTGATTTAATAATAAAGTCAGTAGAAGAATTTGTAAATTCTGCAATAGCTGTGCCACCTGCATTAAATTTAATATCGTTGCCCGCTGCATCTAATACAATGTCACCCGCAACATCTAGCGTTAGATCACCAGAAGATAAATCTATTTCTGTTCCGTCTATTGTTATATTGTCTATAACAACTCCAGCGTTAGCAGTAACAATTCCAGCAACGTCAAGTGTAGTTGCCATGTCAACAGCTCCGTCAATATCAACTACGTCTAAATTAGTTGTGCCATCTATGTCAGCATCACCAGATATATCTAATGAACCTCCATCTAGTTCACCTGTTAAAGTTACATTTCTAAAAGAAGCAATGTCTTTGTTAGCGTCAACTACAACTGCTTTAGAAGCTGCTACAGTTCCTGCAGTTACACCATCAATAGTTTCTAATTCTGTTTCATTAATATTTGCAGAACCAATAACAAAACTTGTACCGGTAATAGTTGTACCTGTGATTGCACCAGCACTAGAACCACCTATTGTTACACCATCAATTGTGCCGCCGTTAATGTCTGCTGTGTCTGCAACTAATGAGTCGATGTTTGCGGTGCCATCAATAAATAAATCTTGCCATTCTTTTGATGCACTACCTAAGTCAAAAGTACCATCGTCATCAGGAATAATATCTGAGTCAATCTCACCACCAAACACAATGTTGTCTGTGTCAGCGTCACCAAGAGTTAAAGTTCCACCATTTAAAGTAGAAAGACCAGTAACAGTTAAGTTACCTCCAACATCTAAATTAGCCCCTAATGTAACATCCCCATCTGCGTCCAGGACTACCGCTTTACTAGCAGGTAGTGTACATATTACTGTTTTGTTTCCTGAAGAAAAGTTAACTGCACTATCACTGTTAGAACTTGTAAGAACAGTTGTACGAGTAAGATCAGAACTGTCACCGTCTAGTGTGCCAAGACCAACTTCCCACTCATCAGCACTTTCATGAATAATAGCATAGTATGTTGTATTGGAATTACCGATACCTTGTGCAAACGTTTCAAAGCCAGTAGCAGCACCACCTAAGGATACCGCGCCGGTGCCTGTTGTGGTTGTGGTTTCTTTGACTCTATCGTTAAGGACTAATGCCATTTAAACCTCTAAGCCAATCTCAATATTGCTGTACTTGTTGAAGCCGACGGGAACTGAATTGTAAATGTTCCTGATGTTGTTGTAAAGTTACCACCAAAATCTAAAACACAAACTGAATTGTTTGTTGGTGCACTACCATCAGAACGATAAATTTGTGCGTATCGTGCTGTGATTGTAGCTGATGTAAAAGATACATCGTCAAAATCTGCAAAAGCTGTTGTAGCAGAAGAGCCTCCTGTTACTGAAGCATTGGCTAGTGTGCCTCCGCCTGCTGCATATGTTCCTGTGTTTGCTTGTTCGTTTGTTGTGTTATACGCCGTTGGGTCTGATGCAGTTGCTGTTTTTGAAGAAGTGTATAAGGCTATTTTATAAGTAGCTCCACCATCAAAATCATGGTTTCCTTTTAACAACTCTTGTTTAAATACATTACTAATTACGTTTGCCATTTTTTTCTCCTTATGGGTTTACAGATGGAATTGGCATTCTTAGTGCCCCATCTCTATATTCGTCTCTTCTTCTTCTACCCATTTGTTCTGTTGCTAGTGTTTTAAGAGCAGCACCAAAAGATTGCTCATACATAGCTAACATATTATCAGGGCCTTTTAAGAATTTAAAAGCTTCTACTAAACATCCGTATAGTAAAGCGCGTGGAGCATTTGTGCTAACCCACGTCGTAGTATTACTTGAAGATAATGCTGTTGGCTGTGCATTATATGCAAGTTCCATAGTATATGCTGCACTTGGTGTAGGAGCAACAAGTATTGTATCGTTGTCCCAACTTGCGTAGTATTTTGGAATACCTGTGCTTGTTCTATTAGGCCAGTATTCGTTAATAAATGATTGATCTTTTTTCTGTAAAAATACACGTTCGTTATCAGTAAGTCCACCAAGAGAACCCGAAGAACTAAATATTGAAAGGCTATTTGTAAACTCAAAAGCAGAAGGCGTTGATCCAGGCATTGCAATAAATGGATCAGAGGCTGTCATCACAGCAGACTTGTATTTTTTATATACGTCTAAATCAATCTCTCTAAATAAACGACTCTCTGTATGTTCAATAAAGTCATTAACAATAACATCTGTTAAGACATTACTATCTGTTTCTGTATACTCTCTTATCTGTACTACTAATTCTGCGTATGTGGTCATGCTACTATTGTTGCCGGTCCAGCGTAAGATCGGAAACCTCCTCCATTAATATTACCAGTTGTTGCAGTATCTGTCGATACTGTGAATGTGTAACTATCTGTGTCTACCACGGTTATTGTGTATCCAGCCGTTTTGTTTAAATTTGTTGCTGTAATTCCATCAAAACTAACAGCACCATAAAAACGAACTGTGTCATCTGATGAACGACCATGAGTTTTTTCTGTTACAGTTATTGTAGAAGAACTTGCAGATCCTGTTTTAAAAGAATTTGTTTGTAATAAATTAGGAACAGCTGTTTCTGTTCTATCAGATCTTGCATCGCGCAACGCTTGTGCGTCTGCTTTATGTGGTTGCGGTTCAAGTTGTGGGTGTTTTGCTTCAAACTCAGAAGTATGCACAAATGAACCATTCCATTCTTTAACCATTTCATTGTATGGAAACGCCAGACCACTGCGGTCTGATATAGCTTGTGCTTTTTTCCCTGATGCAAAATTAGACATTTGGATAATACGCTCTCGGGGTTATGTGTGTACTTGTAGAAGAACCATCTTCTATTAATGCACGGTTTAATTCATCTTCATAAATAAGTTTCATTTGTGGAACCATTTCTGGTTTTTCTTTTTGTGCTAAATAATAAGCAAGTCCGGAAACCATGCATGGAACAAATCTAAAAGGTACATCACCTGCGTTTGTAAAGTCTCCAGCATCTTCTATTCTTTTTACAAAATATAAATGCGCTTCTGACGAAGCCGCTGTTGAGTCAGGAGTTGGGTACAGACTAACTGTAACTCTATCAATAAAACGTTGAACATAGTATTGAGTAGGTTGACCTGTTGTTAGTTTGTTTGCCAAAGCAGAATAAGTAGAACGATCAATTTTTGTTAGTGCAGTATCTGCTTGTGAGGTTGTTGCTCTGCCTGTTCTAAATGTTGCTTCAAGAATGTCATCAATACCATAAATAGTAGAGTCAGTTTGTACTGTAGTTGCTTGAGCTCTATCAGAATCAGAAGTGTCGTCTGCTGCACTTCTAAAGAAATGATATTCAGCCTGACCTTCAACAAGATTAATATTGGTTTCTTTTAATTCCCAATAATGCAAACCTCTGTTGCCCCATTCTTGAAACATTATATTTAAAGAACGTCTAGCAGATTTTAGTCTGTATCCATTTAAATCTTGTACACCGATACGTTCGTATGCTTCTTCTAATATTTCATCAATATAAAAAGTTTTGTCGAACGTTGCTGTTCCTGAAGTAGTGTTAGGCATGTGCTACTCCTTAATATATTTTTTTAAACTCTGCTATAACTGTATGCATGTTTCCAGAATCAGCTGCGCCTGGTACAACTAAATTAACATCACTTTGGTTAGTGTTGCTTGATTTATCAGTTTTTAATCCACCAAACTCTCTAAAATCCCAATAACCTGCTCCTACTAAGCCAATGATTGGTATATCACCATCGTCATCTTCTTCGTCCATACGAACATAAGAATCTCCACCATCTCCAGTGTCACTAGAATACCACACTCTTAATAATTGTAAGTGTAAACAAGAGTCACCGTTTGAGTTTGTAGCCATTGCTGAAACATCACCAAATACTGTTGTTCCGCCTGTGCCGTCCGATTGATTTACATATTTTATAACCACACGTTGATCATTTTCTTGCATGATCGTTGGTCCTGTTACTACGTCTGCCATTTGTTTCCCTCCTTAATCAAGAAACTGTGGGCCCGAGGGCCCACATTATTTATTTTATTACGCTGCAAAAACGAACGCACCAGTAGTCTGAGTAGTCTCAGCTGCTAGTTTTGTCGCAATATGCCACGTGCCTTTTTCATAACAAATGAAAGCAATTTGTCCACCAGTGGTTAACAAATTAGTTGCTGCGTTAGCTGGTGTAAAAGTTAATTTAGTTTCACTTGCTGCAGAAGTATCAAAAGTTACTTCACTTGAAGCTCTTGATTCAATTACTGAACCAGTTGCCCAAACGTCAGAACCTGCTGCATCAAAAACTAGTGTAGCTGTTCCGCCAGTTGTGTCTTTTGATTGACAGTAGATTACAATTGAACCTTGAGTTGCTGCCGGTAATGTACAAGTTGCAGCTGCTGCACCTGTGTAGTTTACCACTGAAATAGTGTCAGCTGCTAATGTTAAATTAGTTGCTGTTGCTACATCTGAGATTGATAAACCAGTTAGGTCAGGCATGCCTGAACTTTGTCTAGTTGTAATAGCTCCTGTAGCTGTGTTTTTAGTTGCTACTTGAAAGCCTTTTTCCGATCTAACCGGACCGCTAAAAGTTGAGTTAGCCATATTATTAGTCTCCGTTTCCGCCAGTACAGTCCGAGACATTGTCTACTGCATGAGTCTATACTGACTATTTATAAGTATGCAGTACGTCGAGTATACGCTTTTAAATATAAATGTGCAAATAAAAAGGGGCCCGAAGGCCCCTTTAAATTAGTTCTTTTGCTTAAGAATTAAGCACCTGGTGAACCAAAAATACCACGCCAGTCAGAAAAGCCGAAGCTGTATCTTTCTCTAGCTTTGTATCTCATATTACCAGTGTCAAAATCACCTTCCATAGCAGTTTTAATTGCTGCTCTAGTAAAGTGTTTTAGACCGTTAGGAACATCCGTTTTGATAAAGAATGCGTCATCATCAGTTAGGAAGTTGTTTACCACGTATCCTTGTGGCAACATTCCTTTTGAAGATAGTGCATTGATATCGTTATCAGCAGTTCCAACACGTTGGTTAGACTTTAAGATTCTTTCAGCTGTAAATTGTAGCGCTGAAGGTATAATCATTTTTAAACCTCTAGCTGCAATTTTTAAGCCTCTTTCATCTTTAAAGCCTGCGATGTCAATCATAGCTTGCTCAAGTGAAGTTTCACTTAAGTCTGCAGATGTTGTCAACTCGTTTTTCTGAGTAGCACCAGAAATAGTAGGGTGATCGTCAGCCATAAGAGCTTTACCATCTCCACCATTTGCAGTGTCAAAACCGTTGTTAAGAACGTTTGCTGCTTTGATTTGTTTTGTGTTAGCCATAGATCTTGCTAGTGCTTTAGTATAACGCTTAGCGATGCTGTCATAAAGATTATCTTCTACAGCTTCCTCAGTGATAGAGAAAGCGAGAGCGATAGTCTCATGAGAGTAACGAGCTGTGAAGCTCTCATTCGCTTGGTCATACGATACACCAGAACCTTCTGGTTTAACCGCTGCTTGTGCGAAACCACCTAGCATTACTTCTTCTTCAAATGCTCTGTCTGAGCTTTCTGAATCAAAAATTTCTGCGTGTTGGTTTTCGTAGTTTTTGTACTCAAGTCCAAATAATGCATTTAGACCTGGCTCTAGCTCTTTTGCTAGTTGTTGTCTTGATATAGCCATTTTTTATGTCCTCCTGCTATTAATTTAAATGAACCGCATCAGCTATGAAGCATCTCATTACTGCATGCGCTGCGATTTCATTATCTGGGGTTTGAGCGAAGCCAAGCACTTTTGCGCCAGTCAATGTAGTACTATTAGTAGACACATCAAGTTCATCGCCAGAAATTCCTGTTGTAGAATTTCCTGCGTGAGTTTTAACGCTGTCCATATATAGTCCAACCATTGCTTGGGTAGGTGCTGTTGCTGAATCGCCTTGAGCTTCGTACACTTGGTACGGATCGTCGTATACAAAAACTTCTCCTTGAACACCAAGAGCGGTGCCGTCAAAGAAATTCTTGAAAGTTGGTTTATTAGTAGTGTTGTCGTCGTACTTCAGACCATTGAATACCATGTTACCTACTGTTCCAGCCGCAGAAATCTGAACATGTCCTGCGTTGAAAATTACTAGGTCACCTTGGAACATCGCTACCGCATAATCAGATTTAATTGCATATTCTGATAACGCGCCGTTGTCTGGGTTTCCGCCAACTTTACCACTAGGTCTAAAACCAAAAGGGGCATCTGTATTTGCCATATTTTGTTTCCTCCTTAAAGGGTTAAGTTATTAAATCAATGGTTGAGAAAAGATTAGTCTTTTTTCGAGCCACCGAAAGTTACACGAGTCTGCCGTTCTTGATTGATCGGCATACTTGGGTGCTGTTCCTTCATAAGATCGTTTTCTAAAGCTTCATTACGATCAGCATTCATTTGTGAATAATATGCTTCACGCTGCTTTGCGAGTTCTTCAGGTATCCTTGCCAGCACAAGGCCACCAACCCCAATCACTCCTGCGTATTTTCCGTCATTCACAGTAGGATAATCATAGTCCGGATATTCGTCGCCTCTTACGAGGTCCCAACCGGATCTGATTTTGCCTGACATGTTCCTAGTATCATCTTGGCCCATGCTTTCAGCTCTTATCCATCTGTGCCTATATCCGTCGGGCGCAGGGGGTGCATCTAGAGAAGATGGTGGAGCCCAAACTTTAGGTTTTTCTTGTTTAACCCTAGTTTCGCTCACGCGGGAAGTTTTAACAGTTTTCGTACCTGTAGTTTTATTAGTCATATGCTTATACCTCCTTCGCGGTTAATTGTTTCGCATACTCTTCGAGTGGCACACCTAATCTTTTAGAAATTGCTACCTGTGAGGGTGTGAGCTTCACGGTTTTCCTGCGTCCTTTTGCGGCCGGACGTTTGGCACTTGCTACGTTCTGCACCGGCGCTTGGCTCGGGGCTTCTGTAGATTGATCCATATTACCAAATTTATGCGGAAACTCAAGTCTTATTCTCTTGTCTACTTCGCCATAATATTCTGCTGATTGTGGATCAAATCCTTCTTCTTCAACAAGCCTTCTATGTATATCAAATGCAGTGTAAGTCATTGCATTATCAGTACCAAACCACGGGTTTCTGGAAGACCAGTCCTCTGCTTTAGGATCAATTCGCTGTGCAGCTTGACTAATGTCTTGCTGTGTCGGCATTTGTTGAGCCATTTGAGCATAGTTTTGTTGTGGTTGTTCTGGTGCTCGTTGTAATCTTTGTTCTTGATTTGCTTTTAACTGATTAACTCTAGAACCTTCCATTGCAAGTTGAGCAAGAGCTTGTTGCGCTGCAACTTGTTTGTCAATGTCTCCAGCTTCAATTGCTTCTTTGTACGCAGACTTTGCAGCCATTGTTCCAGCAGCAACTTTAGCTTCTAGTTCTTGTGTGTACTGACCACCAAGATTATCATACTGAACTTTTTGTTTATCAGCTTGTTCTTTAATTGTTTGGGCATAAGTAATAGCTTCTTCTTTTTGCCTTTCAGCTTCACGCATTTTACGTGTAAGTTTTGCTATTCTTTTGTTAACACCTTCTGAATATTCTTCGAGTTCGCCTTTTGGAACATCAGACTGCTTAGTAGATTCCGCAGATGAGTCAGCGGACTGACTATTGTCTTCACTAACTTGTTCGACATCAATTTGTTCCTCTTCTAAAGATTGTTCTGGTGCTGGTGCATCAAGATCAATCTCTTGTTCTTGTTCAGCAGCTTCGCCAACGTCTATTGTTTTTTCTTCGTCTTGCATAGTTAATCCTCCTATGATTACATTGCGTGAATAAGATCTTCAGGATTTTCTATTGTCCCTAGTATCTCATCATCGTTTAACATTCGTATCTCACCACCATCAATCTCCATGCGTGATCCTGCATATCGTGCAAACACCACCCAATCTTTTTCTTTGCACCACGGACCTGTAGGATATTTATCTTTATCCTCATAACATAAATCACCCATCTTCAATACGTATCCAACTTGCGTTGCTACACGTGCGCGATCTAATGTTTCCTGTGCTATAATAATTCCACCTTTAGTTTCTTCTTTAACTTTAAAAGGCATAACAAGTATACGCCACCCAGTAGGGGTTGGTAACTTATCTAAGTTTGTTTCTTGAGTTTCTTCTTTGGCTTCTTTAACTTCTTCTTTGTATTTATCTTCTAATGCGTGTGACGTTGTCATCGTTATCTGGCTCCTTAGGGTTTAGCAGGTTAGAGAGTTCCTGTTTAATTTGATTCAATGTATGAATCTTTCCCAGAATGTACTGGTATTTTTCCAT